CCCCTATGATATCGAAAAGGTCATACACCTGATTGATACGGCCAAAAGTGATGTCCTTAAAAATCTTCTCGAAAAGATCAAAGCTGAAAAACCCCTGGCAGCCCACGAAGTAAAACTCTTAAAAGAGTTTGAAACGGAGCTCAAGGCCAGGCAATCAGGCACCGGCCGGCGCCTCCTATCCACGCAAAAGCAACTGGCCGAGTACCTGGGTAAAGCAACGCGGACCGTATCCTATTATAAAAGCAAAAACATGCCGGTCAATCCCGACGGCACCTATGATCTGGATGCAATCGATGCCTGGATCGAGGCCCGCACCAAAAAAGGCATTGGTCAACCCCACGGCGAGCGGCCTGATTCAGGAGATAAGTCAGGCTGGGAGGCGGTCTATAAAGAAATGAAGGCCCGCCTGGCAGAGCTCGAGCTCCAAAAATATAAGGGTGAGGTTATCAGCCTGGATGAGGTCAGGCGGCAATGGGTCAACCGGATCATCGAGGTCAAAACAGCCCTGCTATCACTCCCGCGAAAATTACCACCGCTCCTTGAGGGCAAGGAAAAGCGGGACATGGAGGCAATCATCGAGGATGAAGTCCGCTTCATTTTAGAAAGATTCTCACGCCCAGGCGGTAAACTAAAAAAGGAGGTATATCATGACAAGTAAAAAAGCAGATTGGACAGAAACAGAGCGGGACACCTGGAGACCGCCGGAAAGACTCACCGTATCGGAGTGGGCGGATAGGTACCGTATCCTGGTCCCGCAAACAAGCGCCGAACCAGGCCCCTGGCGCACGGTCCGCACACCCTACCTCAAAGAGATTATGGATGATTTTTCAGATCCCTATGTGGAAAAAGTGGTTTTCGAGACAGGCTCCCAGCTCGGCAAAACCGAGGTCCTGTATAATTGCCTCGGTTACGTTATCCATCAGGCACCGGCCCCGGCATTGCTCATCATGCCGACCCTGGACCTGGCCCGCTATGTCTCACGCAACCGGATCCAGCCCATGATCAACGCATCCGATCCGCTCTGCGATCGAAAGCCTGCAAATGACGATGAATTCACCATGCTGGAGATGACATTCCCGGGCATGGTTCTCTCCCTGGCCGGCGCAAACTCGCCGGCCTCCCTGGCATCCAGGCCGTGCCGATATATCTTTCTCGATGAGGTCAACAAGTTTCCCAAATTCACCCAGGGCAATGAGGCGGATCCCATATCCCTGGCCACGGAACGGCAAAAGACCTTCTGGAACAAAAAGACCTTTATCGTGTCCACTCCCACCTTAGAGGACGGCCAGATCACCATCGAGCGGGAATCCTGCGATCAGACATATCAATGTTATGTTCCATGCCCGGAATGTGGCGCAATGCAGATCCTGGAGTTTAAACAAATCAAGTGGCCCGATACCCTCGATTCGACATCGCCCACCTATGCCCAGGAGGTCAGGGAATCCGCATGGTATGAGTGCCCGCACTGCCAGTGCATGATTGATAATTACCAGCGCACCCATATGATCGCCGCCTATCAATGGTGGCCGGAGAAAAATATTCTTGAAACCAGCCAGACAATCATCCGGAGCAAAGGCTATCACTTGAGCTCGCTCTATTCACCCTGGCTCACCTGGGGAGATATTGCGGAAAAATTTATCCAGTCAAAAGATCACCCGGAAAAGCTCCAGAATTTTCTCAACTCATGGCTGGCACAGGTCTGGGTTGAAAAACTCTACCAGGCAGATGAGCGTGAGATCCTTACCCATACCACGGACACCCCACCCCTTATTGTGCCGGACCAGACCCTGGTGCTCACAATGGGAATCGATGTGCAAAAAGCCGGCTTTTACTACGTCGTCCGGGCCTGGGCACGGGACTATACCTCATGGCTCATTCGATATGGCTATATCATGAGCTGGGATAACCTTCGTCAAATCATTTTCGACGATGTCTATTATATTCACGGAGGCGAGCCGCTCCATATCTGGCGGGCGGCCATCGATACCGGTGGCGGCGAAGGCGCAGAGGAAGGGATCAGCAGTACCGAAGAAGTCTATACCTGGTTACGGCAAAATAGCCAGGGCGTTGTTTTTGGCGTAAAGGGATCCTCACGCCCTATGGCAACACGCATGAGTCAATCGATTATTGATAAGATGCCCGGACCAAAAGGCCGAAATATGCCGCTCCCCGGGGGGATTATCCTCTGGACCATTGATACCGCCAAGTTTAAAGAATTGCTCCATTACCGCCTGCAGGTCGAAATAGGCCAATCACAGGCCATATATCTTCATAATCAAACCGGTATGGACTATGCCCGGCAAATCACCGCAGAGGAAAAACACCGCAATAAAAAAGGGAAGGTGGAATGGGTCGCCACCAGGGCGGATAATCACTATCTCGATTGTGAGGTGTATTGCGCCGCGACCGTGGATCCGGAATGGTGGGGCGGACTCAGGGTGCTCAAAGACTGGCCACAGCCAAAGGATATGGCCCCAACCCCAAAATCCTCGCAGCGTTCGCCTTGGATTTCACCTCGGGGAGGGTCGTGGTTGAAGTAGTAGGCAATTATGCCATGGACAAAAGGAATAGAAACTGGAAACATGGCTTGGCTTGAAAAAAAAGAGAACTGGCTCCCAAAGCAGAAAGGGAAACAGGCACAAACAAAACTACAAAAAGCCTACTCAATACGAGAGGTGTGTCAAATATTATCGGTCAGCAGGAGCACCATTTATAAATGGCTTTCATTAGATGAGCCGGAGTATGCTACCATACCACCAGAGGCCTGGTTTAAATTACCTTCCGGGCATATAAGAATCTTTGAATGGATTATTGTAAAAATTCAAAACAATGAGATATAAATCATGAGCCATAAATCGGCAAAGAAGCTCAGAAAAATAGTCAATAAAAAGATTATTGCGCTTATCCAAATTATCAAATCATTTCCCCTGCGTAAGCGGATCATTATTGCCCTCGATATCATCAAAGGGAAATAACATATAATTTCAACCACTTAGCCATTATTACCGAAGCCCATATTTAGCCCACAATCGACGATCTCCCCCAGCTTAATACCTACCTATTCATAAAAATCTAAAAATAACAATATATAGTGTCCGAAACAGTTCGCCACTGTTCTATATAGTAGGAAAATACAAACACTCCCTTGACCATTCTTTTCATCCCCTTTAAACTGGGCACATCTTTTTCATATTTATTTCCTCCTTGATGATGGGGCCGTGCGGTGGCCGCACACACTGCACGGCCCCTTTTTATTTATAGGTTCAAAGGTTCAGGGTTCAAAGGTTCATAGGTTTTTAACCACTGAACGGTGAACCGTGAACCCGGAACGGTTATTCCATGACCGCAGCGCAAGACATTATCGACGCAATCGACACCGCGATCCTGGCCAAGCTCAACGGCGGCGCCGTCCGTTCGTATGGGATCGGTGATCGCAACCTCACGCACATGAGCCTCAAAGAACTTCGAGAAACCCGCAAAGAATATGAAGCCCAAAACTCAGGGAGCGCTCCCGGGATCTCAATCGAAATGAGGGCATTGCAGCAGGCGCAACCAACGCAGTGGTCAACAATGTGGTGGGATCCGGCATTATGCCGCAATCCCAGATCAATGCAGAGCGGCTCAAGATTCAACCTGAGAAAGCAACCGAGCTCCAGCAGCAGGCAGAGCTTGCCTGGCTCCGCTGGAAGCGAAACGCAGACAGCACGAACCGGCTGGACTTTGACGACATCCAGGCCCTGATCCAGCGCCAGATCTTGGAAAACGGCGAGGTCCTGTTTCTTCCCCTTATGATCGCAACCAGGCGGCCCTATTCCCTGGCCCTGGAGCTTGTGGAGGCAGACCGTCTCGAAACCCCGATGGCAAAAATGAGCACAGACCGAGTACGGAGCGGCATCGAGTTCGGTCTCAGAGGCCAGCCCGTTGCCTATTTTATTAAAAAATCGCACCCGGGGTCCTGGTCATATCACCCCTATCGTATCGATGATTACAAACGGATCCCTGCATGGAACACACTCGGCAGGCCCAATGTCTTTCACCTTTTTCACCAGATGCGCCCCGGCCAATCCCGTGGCGTGCCCTGGTTTGCACCGGCGCTCGATATCTTCAAAAACATGGCGGACTATATGGAGGCGGAGCTTGTAGCAGCCCGGGTCGCGGCCTGTTATGCAATCCTGGTCACATCCTCAAATCCTTATAACATGGCCACGAATGCAGCCGGCGGTGAGACCGACAGCGACGGAAAGCCAACTGAATACCTCGAGCCCGGCATGATTAAATATATGACCAGCGGCGAGGAGGTCAAGGGCTTCACACCCAATCGGCCGGGCAACACCTTTGAGCCTTTTATCGAGCGGATCCTGCGGGCCATTGGCGTGGCCCTGGATCTTCCCTATGAGATCCTTGCCAAGGATTTCTCACAAACAAATTACTCATCTGCCAGGGCGTCGCTCCTTGAGGCCCGCAAGTTTTTTCACGTCCGGCAGACATGGCTTGCAAAACGGCTGTGTCAACCATGCTGGGAAATGGTGCTCGAGGAGGCCTGGCTCCGCGGCGAACTCGATGCGCCGGATTTTTTAAAACAAAAGCGGGAGTATACAAAGGCCCGGTGGATCCCCAATGGCTGGCAATGGGTGGATCCGGTCAAAGAGGCAAAGGGTGCGGAGACATCGCTCAAGAATAACATGACAACCCTTTCAAACATCCTGGCCGGCCGGGGTGATGATCTGGACGAGACACTCGAGACCAGGGCCAGGGAGATCAAAAAGATCAAGGACCTTGAGAGGAAATACGAGATCACGTTTCACGAGCCAAAACCAACACCAGGGGAGGCCTAATCATGCCTGCAGAAAATAATGAAAAAGTAGCAACGATATCCCGAATTATTCACAAGCTCAATTCCAGCCCCTGGGCAATCCGGCCGGAAAAGCTCGAGGCCATTCAAGAGATTATCGATCGCAAGCTCAAGGGAGAGACCATCGAATTTGAGGCCGCTACCAGACGAGGGAATGATGAGCCTACGTACATGACGATCGATAAAAATGGCCTTGCAACCATACAGATCCACGGCACCGTGGGGCGACGGCTCAATATGTTCGAGCAGGCAAGCGGCGGGGTCAGCACCGAGATCCTGCTTAAGGATTTTAAAAAGGCCACCTCAGATAAATCAGTCAAAGGGATTTTATTACATATCGATTCGCCCGGCGGCATTGTGGACGGGGTCAAGGAATTGGCGGATGCCATTTATTATGCCCGGGATCAAAAACCGATATTTGCCTATGCAGAGGGTGAGATCGCCAGTGCCGCATACTGGATGGGCTCTGCATCCCATAAGGTCTTTAGCGAAAAAACGGCACTCATTGGCTCGATCGGCGTGGTGGCCACGCACTATGATTTTTCAGTGGCAGACGAAAAGCAGGGCGTCAAACGTACCTACATATACAACGGCAAATACAAGCGCATTGCCAACGATGCAGAGCCATTGAATGAGGAAGGCCGGGCCTATCTTCAAGAAATCGTCGATGATTTTTACGCGATCTTTGTCGAGGACGTCGAGCGCAACCGCGAGAACCTATCACAAGAGACCATCCTTGATATGGAAAGCAAAATCTATATTGCAGACAAGGCCCTGAAACAGGGTCTCATTGATGGAATAGGCGACTATTCCCAAATTTACACAACTTTAAAGATGGAGGCAGGAATCATGACCAAAGACGAATTAAAAGCGCAGTTCCCGGATCTCCTTAAAGAGGTTCTGGCAGAGGGCCTTACCAAAGCATCACGTGAGGACATTGAGGCGGTTCACGCCGATATTATGGCCATAATTTCAGGTGAGGCAACCGACCGTGAGCATACCCGCATTATGGGTATTTTCACCGAGGCCTATGGCAAGGAAACAGGCGAGAAATTTAGCACCATTATCAAACCCGGTGCTACCGTGGCCGACATGATGGCATTTGCACAGGACCGGGCCAAGCAGGATGTCCTGAAAGACCTGATCGATGCTGGTCCCGAAGGAGTGGGCCAGGAGCTCGAGGTTTCGGATGATCCCCTCGCAGGCCTGGAGGGTGAGGCGCTCTATAAGGCGGAATACGAGCAAAAACCGGATCTCAAAGATGAGTACGGCTCGGTTGATGCCTATGTTGCATACAGGACAGCCGAGGCAGCGGGCCGGGTCAAAAGCCTAAAAAAGAAGTAAAGAGGTTCAACGTTCAACGTTCACCGTTCAGGGTTTAACCTTTGAACCGTGAACCTTTGAACCTCTGAACGCAAACCGGAGGTTTTATCATGCCGATTATCATCAAAAGTAAGCGAGAGGGCTTTCGCCGATGCGGCATTGCTCATCATCTTGAGGAAATCACGCATCCTGATGGCCGCTTTACACCCGATGAAATAACACGATTACAGGCAGAGCCGAGGCTCACAGTGAAGATAGTGCCGGATCAACCGCACGAAATTTCTGGAGATACTATGACTGTCGCCCAGATAAAGAATGAGCTCGATTAATGTGAAAGTCGTTAAAAAAGGCGCAATCAAACTGGCCGTCACCGGCGCAGTCATTACCGATGTAGGCCAGCCTGTCTACGCCCAAGATGACAATGCATTTTCATTTATCAAAACATCAGGCGTATTCATCGGCTTTATGCGGCGATACGTGTCAGCCGGGGTTGCCATCGTGGAATTTGACGTTGACAATTTTGTCGATCCCCACGAGGGCCTCACTGCCGAAACCGTGGCAGCCGATAAAACCCTCGATAATCTGGATACCGGCAAGGTATTTTTCATGACCGTTACCACTAAAACTATAACCCTGCCGGCAGTGGCAGCGATGGCATTCAGGATCGTGAATGGCGGGGCCTACGGTACAATAGATTGGGATGTGGCCCCAAATGCGAATGATTTGATAATTTATTTGGATTCAGGCGGCACGGTTAATCATGGACTCGATAATACAAAGGCGACTGCTCAAAGAGGTGATTACCTGGATATCGAGTACGGTGATGCCAATGGCTGGATCATTCGTAAATCACGCGGAACTTTTGCAGATAAGGATAATTCATAATAATAAATTAAGGGATTAAGGAATTTAGTCCCGATACATCGGGACTAAATTCACAATTCCTAAATTTAAAAACGGAGGTACATACAATGTCTGGATACAAAATAGGAGAAAAGGGAATTATTGGAAAAATATTCCATGCACTCTCAATCATTGCAGCGCCCGCATGGGTGGATGCAACGGCAATGCTCATTCCCTCCAATCAGGAAGTGGAGACTTACGCAGCATTGGGCATGAGCCCCATGATGCGGGAATGGATCGGCGGCAGGGATGCCAAAAAGTTGAGGGAAAGTGACTACCAGATCAGAAACAAGATCTTTGAGGCAACTCTCGAGATCATGGTGGATGATCTCAGGCGGGATAAGACAGGCCAGCTCGATGTCCGCATTTCAGAGCTCATCCGTCGTGCCCAGGGCCATTGGGCCAAACTGTTAAGCGATCTTCTTTTGGTGGCAGGATCAACCGATTGCTGGGACGGTCAATATTTCTTTGATACCGACCATAGTTTCGGAGATTCCGGCACACAGCTCAATCTATTAGCTGCCGGCCAGGTGTCAAAACTCAATGTGGGCACAGCCACCGCACCCACGGTCGCAGAAATGATCGATGCGATCCTCGGGGTCATTGGGTACATGCTCACCTATAAAGATGACCAGGGTGAGCCAATGAATGAGGATGCACGGGAATTCCTGATCGTGGTCGGCACCCCGGCGCTCTGGGGTCCGCTCATGGGAGCATTGGGCCAGGCAGTCATTGCCAGTGGCGTGACCAACGTACTCGGAACCCTCGAGGACTTCAAGATCAGGGGCAGCTTTAATCCACGGCTTTCGGCACAAACTGCCAACATGACCGTGTTTCGCACGGACAGCGATGTCAAGCCCTTGATCAGGCAAGAAGAAGTACCGATCGAGGTTAGCGCAATCGCCGAAGGCAGTGAGCTTGAGTTCAAGGAAAACGTCCATCAATATGGCCTCAAGGCCGTTCGTAATGTGGGATTCGGCTTTTGGCAAATGGCAAGTTATTCGACGTTTAGTTAATTAACAGCGGTTCACGGTTCAGTCCCGATTCGTCGGGATTTGAACCTTGAACCCCTGAACCTTTCAACGGGGAACCATACAGGCCATGACTTTTGCCGATACCTTGACAACCGATCTGAGCGTCTTTTTCAATACCGACGAGTTTGCGGTATCGGTCACGTATACGCCCTTAAACGGGGAAGGGACCACCATCCCGATCATCATTGCATCAGGCGATGAGTCCCTCCAGGATCCGCAGCCCGCAGGCGATGAACTCATTATCCTGGCAAAAGAAAGCGACATAGCAACCCCCAATCCGAAGGGCGACACCTTCACCATTGACACCGAGACCTACTACCTCACCAAAAACGAGGCCGGCCCAAAACCGGACGGGATCTGGAAACTCAGGATAAGCCGATCGGAACGGAGGCAACTATGAAGATGTTCACCGTTCACTGTTTTCCGTTCACCGACGGACAACGGACAACGGACAACGGATAACAAATATTATGCTTACTATCGGCCTTAAAGGTTTAGACAAGGCGGCACGTGAGATCCAGAAATGGACGGATGGGCCTCAAGCCAAAGTCGAAGTACCGAAACGAGGCGGGTGATAAACGCTACAAGCGAAAGCGTACCTATCCGCCATTCTCCAGTACGGGCATGCTCAGAGGTGTGAGTTACAGTGTTGATAAGCATGATTTATCCTTTGAGGTCGGGTTTCGGTCCGTCAGTGCCGGCACGGCCTGGCAGGCCAAAATCGCAGAAAAGAGTATGACAGGCTATCGATGGCTGATTTCAGATAAACAGCGCCTGGCATTGCGCCGGGTAGGGATCCACTTACGAAAAACGACGACATCAATCCAGGTCCCGGCCCGCGATATCATGGGAGCGGTCCTGGCCCGGGAGAGATCCCGCATGCTCACGAATGTTGTATCACTGTTTAACCGCAAAATGTCGGGGGAGAGAATTTAAGACCCTGAGCCTCTCGGCCATGAGCTCGAGGCCGAATGGCGAAGTCGAAGGGTCGGTGAGAGGATATGAAGGCACTTATTGAGGCAATAAAGGCACAGCTCCAGGGCGATGTAAATCTCCTTTATGTTGCAAACGCCGACATTTTTATTGTGCCGGATGAGGATATTATTCCAATATCTGCCTCATTTCCGGCCATCGGGATCAAGGATGGTCCGGTCACAAGAGATATGGATACACATGATACCTGGAATGTGCTCCGGCTCGTATCGATTATTATATATCAGACGCTCACCGCTGGCGAGACCCCGCTCATCGGCCAGGCGGATCCCAAAATTTACGGGGTCCTTGAAATAGCAGCCGCTGTCTATACCTCGCTTGATGAAAATAATCTCTCTATCAGTGGCATGTATGATGCCCGGTGCACCTCTGAAACCGAAAGCGAAACCGTCGGCTTTGAAGAGCTGGTTTTGCAAAGAAAGATAATCAACTTTGAATACAGCAAATCGGAGGCACGATCATGACCCCCTATAAAGGAATCATTGCTATACAATGCACACGCAAAAAGGGCGGATGCTTGAAAAATCTCAAAAAGGATGATGTCCAGCCCGGGTGTATGGACTGTCCGGAGGCACTTACCCAGGTCCTGGACCTGGATGGAAATGTAATCTATGAGTATCATTCACCGGCAATCAAGACAGGCAAGCGGTTAAAAAATAAATAAGGTTCACCGTTCTGGGCTCTGCGTTCCGGGTTTTGGTTTTAATCTTAACCCCTGAACCTTTGAACCCTGAACCCTGAACCCATAACACGGAGGTATTTACAATGGCTTACCCAATACATGGAAAGGTGGCACGGATCGATAAGAACGGTACCGATATCGCCTTCACCACCGGCTACAGCATAAACTTTAACCTGGACCTCGATGAGATCACGGCCCAGGGAGCAAACTGGAAATCATGGTTGCCCGGATGCAGCGAATGGGACGGCATAATGGAGTGTATGTTTGATCCGTCCAATACGGAGCAAAAGGCCTTGATGGATAATATCATCAATGCCACACCAGGTACTAAGCTCACGGA